CAGGAACAAGGCCCTCTCCTGCGAGAGTTAGATATTTGGACACTACTTGTATCCGCATTCTAGCTCCTAACTGTTTGGAAATTGTAAAATCAATTTCTTAGCCTTACTAAGCGAATTTGGCCACGATGACCAATCCGTTCCGCCTTTAGTCATATAGTACGTTATCTCTGCGTTAATTACTGGATCAAATAATAGTACATTCGATCTCAGGTCGAATTTCTCTTTACGATCATCGCCAAGGTTTCCTAGCATATTGATCTGAAAAATTCCGTAGGAACTGTCTCCAGTATTCCTGTTACCGTTATAGGCCATAGGGCGTCCATTGGACTCCGTTCTGGCTATCGCCCAAGCCATTTTAAGGGCTTGTCCTTCGAATCCTATAGACTTGAGAAGTTTAACCAACTCATCATCTGTAAGCATCTCCGATGGCTTGTACACAGTGTTGCTGAATGTTTCCAGCGTTTCTTTTTTCAGTTGTACCTTTTGCATTTTCGTCAACTCTGGTTTTACAATCAGAGCTTCCGCTGAGTTCATTGGTGCAGGCTGGACTCCGAACAGAAATAATGTTATCATTCCTATAGCGGTCCAACTATGAGCCACTTCGCTCAGTTTTTGTTTGATATTCTCCATTGGCATTTCCTCCTTTAGAGATAACGAACTATAATAATAACATTGTTTGACAAGAGATGTCAAGCTGGTTGACTAGAAAAATATTGATGAATATATCGTTTTCCACACCTAGAGTTAATTTTAAAGTATCTAATGGGTACGGTTATGCGGCATATCATATTGTAGAATCATTAAAATCTTTAGGACATCAAGTCCCATTTCAATCTCCAAAAGCTCCAGTTCAATTAAATTTTTCTCAGCCAGAGCATTTTAAAATGCATCGTAATCAATATCAAATTAGTTATACTCCCTGGGAATCAACTGTGATTCCAGATAAATGGAAAACTAATCTATCTTTAGTTGATGAAATATGGACCACATCTAATTGGTGTGCAAATGTATTTGAAGATAATGGATATAAAAATATTAAGGTTTTTCCACATGGAATAGAACCTGTATGGAAACCTATGAAAAGAAAAGATGATGGTGTAATTAAGTTTTTACATCTCGGCGAACCCGCCCCAAGAAAAGCGGGACAAATGGTAGTAGACGCATTCTCAGCATTATACGGAAATAATCCAGGTTATTCTTTAACTATAAAAGCATATAAATCTAATACTACTCGTATATATAATAATTATATAGATAAAAATATTGTTGGTTTACCAAATGAGATATATAGAAATATAAGCATAGTTACAGATGAACTTAATACCGAAGAACTTGTAAAGCTTTATCATGATCATGATGTTTTGGTTTATCCTAGCTACGGAGAAGGATTTGGCTTTATTCCGCTTCAGGCTTTAGCTACAGGAATGCCAACGATTTGCACAAGCGGTTGGGCACATTATGAAAATTATCTAGGCCCATTAAGATTAAAGTCGGAACTAATAGATTCTCCTTGGCCCTTTCCACATGAAGGAAAAGTATTTGAACCAAACTATCAACATCTACTTGAACTTATGAGAGATGTTTCTTTAAACTTTAAAGCATACTCTGGTTATTACTATGCTCAGTCAACTAAAATTCATGAAGAATATAATTGGTTGCAGTTGACCAATAATGCATTTAGTCACATTTTTAAAAAGTTTTCTTAACCCCTTCCCACACTAAATAAAGTTTGGTAGAATTGGTATCTATTCATTTTTTTATATTAACCGCAGGGCGGAGAAGGAGCTTTACACTAAAATGGCAAAAACAATTGAAAACCCCTATGAGAACTTTATTGCATTATCACGATATGCAAGATGGATTCCTGAAGAGAATCGCAGAGAAACATGGGGTGAAACTGTTGACCGCTATTTTGCGTTTATGCTTGACCACCTATTTAAAAATTATGGCTATGAGCCAACAACTAAGATTGTTGAAGAACTTAAAGATGCAGTATATAACCGCAATGTAATGCCATCAATGCGATCTGTAATGACTGCAGGTGCTGCATTAGATAGAGATCATGTTGCAGGATATAACTGCTCATTTGTCCCAGTGGATTCACCACGTTCATTTGATGAAACAATGTATATTCTTATGTGTGGTACTGGAGTAGGATTCTCTGTTGAGTATAAGTATGTTAATAAACTTCCTGCCGTCCCAGAATCATTTGAAAAGTCTACAACTGTTATCGTAGTTGAAGATTCAAAGACTGGTTGGGCAAAGGCTTATCGTGAACTTCTTGCAATGCTTTGGGCAGGACAGATTCCAGCAATCGATGTTTCTAAACTTCGTCCAGCAGGTGCACGTCTTAAGACTATGGGTGGTCGTTCATCTGGACCACAGCCACTGATTAATCTTTTTGATTTTACAATTGCAAAGTTTAAAGGTGCAGCAGGTCGTCAGTTGAAGCCTATCGAAGCACATGATATTATGTGTAAGATCGGTGAAATTGTTGTAGTTGGTGGCGTTCGTCGCTCTGCAATGATCTCGCTTTCTAATATTAATGACATTGAAATGGCGGCAGCAAAGTCAGGTAACTGGTGGGAGAATAATTCTCAACGGGCTTTGTCAAATAATTCAGTAGCATATTCTCGCAAACCAGAAATGGAGCAGTTTATTGCGGAATGGAAGAACCTATATGACTCCAAATCAGGAGAACGAGGTATATACAATGTGGCTGCTGCTCAAAAGCAGGCAGCAAGATGGGGACGTAGAGACCCTGAAATCCATTACGGAACCAACCCATGTTCAGAGATTATTCTCCGACCTTACCAGTTTTGCAACCTTTCTGAAGTTGTAATTCGTGAGAATGATACTAAGAAAGATATTCAGCGAAAAGTAGAATTAGCTACTATCCTTGGAACATGGCAATCTACACTTACAGATTTTAAGTATCTTCGTAAGGTATGGAAAGATAACACAGAAGAAGAACGCCTACTTGGAGTTTCTCTAACTGGACAATTTGGACATAAGTTCATGTCTGGAAAAGAGAACTTAGAAGAGCTAGGCAAGTTCCTTTCTCAAATCCGTGATTTGGCAAGAGAGAAGAATCTTGATGAGGCTACAAAGATTGGAATTAATCCATCTGCAGCAATTACCTGTGTCAAGCCATCAGGAACTGTTTCACAATTAACTGGCGTATCTTCAGGAATGCATGCATGGCATTCGCCATATTATATTCGTACAGTTCGTGGCGACAAGAAAGATCCGCTATCTACATTTTTAAAGGAAGTCGGAATTCCAGTAGAAGATGATTTCATGAAGCCAAACGATACTTATGTATTTTCATTTCCAGTAAAAGCACCAGAAGGTGCAATTGTTCGTGATGATCTTACAGCCATTGATCATTTGAATACATGGCTTGTATATCAGCGTGAATGGTGTGAGCATAAGCCATCTATTACTGTATCTGTTAAAGAAGATGAATGGATGGAAGTAGGTGCTTGGGTATATAAGCATTTTGATGAGGTGTCTGGAATTTCATTCCTGCCGCATTCAGATCATTCGTACAAGCAGGCTCCATATCAGGAAGTTACAGAAACAGAATACCTAGAACTTCTTGCTAAGATGCCGTCGTCAATTCGCTGGGAAGATTTATCTTTCTATGAGACGGAAGATGGAACAAGCGGCACACAAACTCTTGCCTGTACTTCAGACGGCAATTGTGAGATTGTAGACATTTCCGCATAATAGGCGTATAATAGATTTAGGGGCAACCCTAAAAATTCCTGGGCAACGTGCCCAGAATAGGAGGTCTTTTATGAAGGAAGATCTTAACAATGATGGAAAGGTAACAATGCAGGAGAAAATTCTAGCAGCGTTAGCAAGCTATGGTCGCCATTTTCTAGGCGCAGCCATTGCTCTTTACATGACTGGAAATACTGACCCAGGAGATTTGATTAAGGGTGGTATTGCAGCATGCTTGCCAGTTATTTTGAAGGCACTAAATCCAAACGAGTCATCTTTTGGCTTTACAAAGAAGTAAAAACTAAATATAGATTAGGATCGCTCCTATGCTAAAATAAGCATAGGAGTTTTCCTATTTTAGGAGATTTTGGCAAATGGCAGGACAAAAAAATTGGGAAGTGGATCAAAACACTACCTTTAGTTTCATCGTTGAGTATAAGACCAGCGCTGGAACGCCTATTGATTTAACTGGATCTACTGCAAAATTGCAGGTTAGAGATACTAAGGGCGGAAGCAAATTAGCTTTTACTCTTACATCCCCTCTAGGTGGAATTACAATAGATGCCCCAAATGGCAAAATTACTTGTAAGATGACTCCTACACAAACCAATAAACTATTTTATCCAAAGTCAGCATATGACTTGATGGTGATTGATAGCAATGGTAATAAATTAAAACTTATTGAGGGATTCCTAACTTTAAGTAGATCGGTTACAATCTAATGCCAATTATTAATGATAACAATAATCAAGTAGTAGTAACAGAAGTAGTAAATGATGTAGTTGTTTCCACCGCTGGCCCACAAGGCCCTCGTGGTAAAACAATTCTTAATGGTGAAGGTGTGCCATCCAACAATCTTGGACTTGAAGGCGACTTTTATTATGATAAAGTAACTACTAAATTTTATGGCCCAAAGCCTAATGATCTAACTTGGGACGGAGCTAATAGCTACCCCCTACAAACAGGTACTTTAACATATCCATTTGCGACCAATCAGGTTCTTTCCTACCCAACAGGGGCTACAGGAAACGATATTCAGTACTGGTATCTAACAATCAACCATAATCTTGGATATAACCCTAACGTTACTATTAAAAATAGCGCTGGAGATGTATTAGAGACTGGAATAAATTATAATAGTTTTCAACAACTAACACTGATAATGGCTCAACCATTCGGTGGGACAGCATATCTGTCTTAAAGGAGAGTGAAAAATGGCAAGATTATTTGTAACAGACATTGATTTAAATCAAAACGAGTTACGTAATGCAAGAGTACAGAATATTTCTTCTGCACCTAGCAGCCCAGTAACGGGTCAGATTTATTACAATGGCTCTAACAATATAATGTATTACTACAATGGGCTCACCGCACCAGATGGTCCTTGGGTTCCAATGGGAGCATCTACAGAAGTAATTCAAGATGTAATTGGAATTTCTGTAGTAGGGGGAACAGCTTTAACAGCAACATATAGCGATACTACTGGTTTAACCACAGTAAAGTTAAATGATACCGCTGTTACACCAGGATCTTATGGATCCACCACCCAAATCCCAACGTTTACAGTTGATGCCCAAGGTCGTTTAACCGCAGCAGGCACAGTAAGCGTAGCAACAACATTAACAGTTGGTGCTGATAACGTAGAAAGCTATGGCGTAAATCTTCTAACTGATCAATTTAAAGTGGTCGGTGGCGAAGGTATTGATGCTATCGTTACAGACAATGCAGCAACAACTACAATTACAATTTCTGGAGAAGATGCTTCTACAATTAATAAGGGTATCGCATCGTTTGACTCCACAGACTTTGCCGTAACAAATGGTAATGTAACACTTAATAAAGATCCAGTAATTACATTATCTGGAGACGTAGCTGGTACAGCCACGATGACAAATCTTGGCGATGTTACTATCTCAACAACAATTCAGCATAACTCTGTTGAGCTTGGTGTAGATACAACTGGTAACTATGTAGCTACAATTGCTGGAACAGCAAATGAAATTACTGTAACTGGCTCTGGTTCAGAAACAGCAGCAGTAACAATTGGACTTCCAGATGATGTAAGCATTACTAATAACCTTACTGTTGGTGGAGATCTAAATGTTGTAGGCTCAATTAACACAGTAAACGTAACTCAGGTTAATATCACAGATAATAAGATTAATCTTAACTCTGATATGCCAGAAGAAAATGATCCAACCGCAGACGCTGGTATTATTGTTCATCGTGGAACTGCCGCAGATGCAGAATTCCTATGGAATGAGACAACAGATCGCTGGCAAGTAGGATTAGTGTCTGGTAATTATCATGATATTGCTCGTAAATATGTAGCAACAATCGGAGACGGTGTAAATTATACCTATCAGATTACCCATAGTCTTGGAACACGCAAAGTAACAGTTCAAGTTTATGACGCAGCGACATATGCTACAGTTGAAACTGATGTTACAAGAAACTCAGATAGTCAGGTCACAATTGGTTTTAATACAATCCCTACTACCAATGCATATGAAGTAGTTATTGTAGGATAGGAAACTAAATGTCAGTCAAACGCTTAGTTCCCTTAAATGCGGTATCGTTAGCTTCTGATCCCGCCACTGCCACAGCTGGTGACTTTTATTTTAATACAACACAGCAAGTGTTTCGTTATTATAATGGTACAGCGTGGAATCCAATTGGAGGAGCCTCAGCAGGCTCAGGTATCGAAGTAGTCGACGGAGCATTTAATGTTGACGAAGGCTATGGACTAAGATTTGACAATCAAGATAAACTTGAAGTAGATACTTCAATAATTGCTACAAGAGCATTTGTTGAATCAAGCACAGAACTATTTCAAGATGCAGTAGATGATTTATTTATCCATGCTTATCATACGAATATTGAAGCAACATATGATGATGTGAATAATAGAATTGTTTTACAAGCAACAGGAGGCTCTTCATCTGGTACTGGTGGAAGCCTTACAAATTCTTGGTGGTTAGCAGGATAATATGGCGATTAGACGATTAGGAATAGTAAATCCAGCAGCAAATACAAATGCCAGCGGATTTACAGCTGTTCAGGCAGCATATTTAGCCTCAGTTGTAGTTACTAATAAATCTAATTCAGAACAAACAGCACGAGTTTGGGTAGTACCAAGTGGAGCAACTCTATCTTCTCAATATGGATATATTGTTTATGATGTTCCTGTTCCTGCCGCCAACTCAATAGAAACACATAGATTCGGAATTTCGGACGGGGATTCAATATGGGTCCGTGGAAGCTCTTCAGATCTATCATTTATGATTAACGGTATTTATGATGCTACCACATCAATAGACGCCCACTTGCTTCAAACCACAAATGTACACGGAATTGCTAATACGGCTAATTTAGCAACCCTGACTACTACAAATGCTCTAAATGACCGCTTAATTGCAATAGAATTAGGTCTAGGGATATTTGATTAATACCACTAAAATGCTATAATAAAGTAGGAGACAAAAATGCCAAATTATTCAAGTTTATCGACACAGATCGAGGGAATTAAGAGCGAGATCACCGCTTCCCTTGCAGCATCTGTCTATTCAGCACAAGACCTTGTCTATGTTGCTAAAGCTCTACAAGCTCTAGGTTCAGTTGTTGCACCAGACGATGTAGATGAAATCACAGTTCTCAATAATATTTATCTAGGCTCAACAGCATCGGCATTTTCTACAACAGCAGCGTTAACAAATCCTACTTTAGTTATTAAAAAGAATGAAAACGCATATGTTCAGGCGGCAATTAATAATGGATCATCTGGAGTAAGTGCTTCAGCAGATTTTATTGCATATGCAAACAATGGTGATGACAATTCTGGCTGGATTGATATGGGTATTACATCTAGCGGATTTAATGATCCATCATTTACAATTACAGGAGCCAATGACGGATACATCTTTATGTCCGCTCCAAATGGCACATCTGGTAAAGGCAACTTAGTCATTGCTACAGATGAAACAGGTACAGAAAATAAGATTATTTTTGCAGCTGGTGGACTTAGCTCAAATAATGAGCAGATGTCAATTACACCAGATGAGAATGTACACATTGAAATTGCAACAGAGTCAACATCACCTTCAACAGGTGCATTGACAGTTGTGGGTGGCGTCGGTATTCAGGGTGACGTTAATATTGCAGGTAATATTACTTTCGGCGGAGAAGGAACGAGCCTTGAAACAACCACTCTTGCAGTATCAGACCCACTAATTTTCGTAGGTTCAGGAAATACTACAGATGCAGTTGATCTAGGACTTGTTGCAGAATATGCAACAGCAGTATCTCCATCAACAAAATCTATTACAAATAAAGCTTTGACTTCAAATGTTGCTACATTAACAGCAGTAGCACATGGATATTCAGTTGGCGATATTGCAGTTGTAACTAGCGTTGACGCTACATTTAACGGTACACATGTTATTACAGCAGTAACTACAGATACATTTAGTTATGCAAAGACAAATGCAAACGTGACTAGCGCAGCAGTTTCACCTGCTGGATCTGTCACAGTTTCTGCAAAGCGTAGATTTGGAGCGGTAGTTCGAGATGCTTCTGATGGAGTAGTTAAATTCGTTCAAGATGCTACAACAAAGCCAACATCTACATTAAACTTCTCTGAGGCTGGATTAAGCTATGCAGATATTCAAGTAGATGATATTACGGCAGATGTTATTACTGCAAATTCCGCCTCAATTGGCGATGTGTCAAATACAGAACTTCAATATCTAAATGGAGTTACTTCAGCAATTCAAACACAATTGGATGCTAAGTTGTCTACAACTATAGCGGCATCAACATATGCCCCGCTTGCTTCTCCAGCATTAACTGGAACACCAACATCAACAACTGCGGCGGTAGATACAAATACAACTCAAATTGCTACAACAGAATATGTAGTTGGGCAGGGATACTTAAAGTCTGCAACAGCTTCTTCAACATATGCACCATTAACTGGAGCAAATTTAGTAAGCCCAGTATTACAATCTCCAGAAGAAGTTATTACAGTTTCTGCTACAGCAGCAACTGGAACAATAAACGTAGATCTTGCAACATCAGGAATTCATTATTATACTGCAAATGCTGCAGCAGACTGGACATTTAATTTCCGTGGAAATTCAAGCACAACACTAAACTCCATATTAAATGTTGGTGGAACTATAACTGCTGCATTTATGATAACAAATGGTTCTACAGCATATAAGCCAGGAGCAACACCAGTACAAATTGATGGTGTAACTATTACCCCTAAATGGAGTGGTGGAACAGCACCAGCATCTGGAAATGCTAATTCAATAGATGTTTATACATTTACTATTATTAAAACAGCATCAGCAACTTATACAGTTCTAGCCGCTCAAACAAAGTTTGCATAGGAGGTAGGCTAAGTGCCAATTATAACTACGATACGTGGTAATCTAAGACCTTTTGGTAAAGGATTTAGATCAATAGTAAACTCTACTGGTGGAGTTATTACAACTGTTGGTGGTTATAGATATCATGCTTTTAAATCTACTGGTACATCTACATTTTCATCAACTGGATCAGAATCTGTTGAATGTTTAATTATTGCTGGCGGAGGTGGCGGAAATTACGATGTTTCTGGCGGCGGCGGAGCTGGTGGATTAATATATCAACAATTATCAGTTACTTCAGGAAATTATACAGTTACAGTAGGAGCTGGAGGAAATGGAACTAATAACGTTGCAGGTAGTCCATCTGCCGCTTCAGATGGTGGAAATTCTTCTATTACAGGATCAACAGTTGCAATAGGCGGAGGCCGAAGCGGAATGATTGGTAATGTTGGATTTCCAGGAGGTTCTGGTGGCGGCGGAGGTGGAGCTGGAAATTATGCAGGTGGATCTGGAACATCTGGTCAAGGAAATAATGGTGGATCAGGAAGTACAGCTAACTATTCAGCAGGCGGTGGAGGTGGAGCTGGAGCTGTTGGAGGTAATGCAGGATTAGGTGGAAACCCTATCGGAGGTAATGGAGGTAACGGTTTACCATATACAGAATTTGCAACTGCTACTAGCACTGGAGACTCTGGATATTATGCAGGCGGCGGTGGTGGTGGCGGTGGCGATGATGGAGGAACATATGGCGCAGGAAGTGGAGGATTAGGCGGTGGCGGAAGAGGTCATAAGCGAAATAATTCAATTATGGCTACTTCTGGTGCACCAAATACTGGCGGTGGAGGTGGTGGAGTTGGTGGCTGGTCTGCAACTGGAATTTCTCCAGCAGGTGCTGGAGGATCTGGATTAGTTATCATAAGGTATCCAATTTAATGGCAATCTCTAGACTAGCAACATCTAATCCAAGTTCTAATACAGATACTTTGATTCATACTGCCGCCCGCACAATTTTGGCATCAGTAATTGCTACTAACAAATCTTCAGATGCTGCCACAATTAGAGTTTGGATTGTGCCACTAGACCAAGATGCAGTTCCTGCAAATCATGTTCATGTAGCATATAATTCGGCGGTAGGCGGAAATGATTCCCTTGAAACCTTTAGATTTCCAATAACAACAGGCGATAAGATTTATATACGGGCATCAACAGGAGATATCTCCTTTATGCTTTCAGGAATTGACGACACAAATGTAACGGGATTAGAGTATGCGGAGCTAGAAGCCCTTATTCTAGGTCTTGCATAGGAAGGTATAGTATAATAGCAATATGGCAAATTTCGGAAATATCAAGTCAGCTTCAGTAGGAACATCTGTTGTTACTCTGAAGAATATTACTGCCGCCACTCTAATTACTGGTTGCAATATTGTTAATAAGACTGGATCTTCCGCTTCAATTTCTTTATATGTAGTAAATGGCGGAAACACATATTATATTTTTAAGGACAAGCAGATCAACGGCAATTCAAATGCTGAGGCAA